TCCAACGCATAACATATTTTATAACATTACCCTCTGCGTAAGGTATCTCATTCTCAACTATAAACTGTACAGGTTGTATCTTCCACCTTGAATAATGCTCTGGCTCTTTTATGTTATCTGGATTCATCACTCTATCTCCTTTCCAAAAAGGGTAGTTTGAAATTGGCAATCTACTGGTAGAGGGTTTTCTTGACCAAGAAAACACCATTCTCCAGTTGGGTTATACAAATAGTTGATAGTCCAATCATTCTCTCTTTTATCTTTTAAGCTCAAGTTTGCATCTATAATACCAGTTAAAATTACTATTGATACTAATAATAATATTATTATTAAGTCCTTCATTTTACCCCCTAGGACATGTATTACTTTGTAAGTCCTCTATAATTTTTTCAGTCTCTAACTGTTCTTCAATTTCTAAATCTATTTGATGCCACCAATCAGCATCTTGTTGCTCTTGCATTTTTTGGTATTGCTTGTCTTCATCTAACATTTTATTTACCTCTTTGATGTTATGTTTTGTATGTTTGGGTTTCGACATGATAACCTCCCAGTAGGTGTTTCTACGTGATTGAATGTTGGGTGTAATAGACCGCCATCCCAACAAACTTTAAGTAGTCCTGTTAAATATGTGTCTCTTTCTTTAGTTAATTTTCTATGCTCTTGGATACCTTTTAGCAAGTCCTGAGTATACCAAGAGCCACCTTTAACTACTAACTCATTTATTATATCATCTGATGTGGAGTATATGTTGGGTTTAGATGTTTCCCAGTTACGTTTTGGTGTGCGAAGTGTTATTAACTTTGTACTATTAGTAATCTTTTTCCACTTTGTTAATCCTTTTTTAATACCAGATTTATATGTTATTACCTTACCATTTTCATCTTTATCCACAACTTTTTCAATCCAATCAATATCGCCACCAAATATCATTTTGGATACCTGTTGTGGAGAACTTAAATTTATTGTCTCTCTAAGTTCGGTTGAAAAATGTACATTATAATTTATAGATTTTAAGTTGTCTATAATTTTATCTCTTAAATCATTTATTTCTGTTGTAATCTCAACTAAAAATACTTTAGCAAGCCCTTCATTAAAAGGTGTGCCATTGTACTCCATCATTATTGTAGACATTCTTGCTCTAAGCTCATCATATACTATATTCCTTTGCTTATTTTTTTCAACTAATTTCATTTGCTGTTTAAAAATTCCATTAGTTACTATTACATCGTGGTGCAAGTACTCAAGTAATAAATCTTTATCAATATCTTCTGTCTTTACTCCTGCATCCCATAATTCTTTTACCTTAGGTGGCTTTACTGGTAAGTTATAGTGTTTAGCTACATCATCAAGTGATGGATATTTCCATTGCTGACCACTAAGAATGTGTTCTACTATCATTGTATCCCACACAAGTATAGGCTCGTTTATAATAGCTTGTCTAAGTAGTTCAATATGATTGTCACCTTCTCTGTTATTTAATATATATAACATATCAAATGCAATATTATGCCCAACTATTATTTTAGATTCTGATACCTCTTTAAGCCACCTTCCTATATCTTTCTCGGTATCGTTGTTATTAATGCAACCCATATTATAGACATTACCATCTTTATAAAATAACTTTGGGTATCCTCTATCTAAAATTTTACTACTTAATATTCCAGTAGCAACTATACGATTATACATAAAGTGTGGAGAGGCTACCCCGCATTTAATTTTATCTTTGCAAAGGCTATTAACTGTAGTTTCTAAATCTATAACGTAGTAGCTCTCAGTAGTCATGATACAAACCTCGCTTTATCAGGTTCTAATTTTACATCAAACTTTCCATTAATTAATAGTTGGTCTCCACCACATATCTTATTCTTTGGAATGTATATATATCTTTTGTTTCTATCTGCAACAGTCTCCTCATTACTTCTACCTATGGTAATGATAGCATCACACTCCCCTTGAACACCTGTCTTACTTCCATACAACTGATTCATTTCTATCCATTTCTCTCCCTCTGCTGTTCCATCTGCCCATATAGTAAAAATTACAGTACAATGGTCTTTAGCCCATTGTCTGGCTTGCTCTCCTAAAGCTTGTACTCTTTGAGCCTCATTTAAGTTAGAAGTTTTTGAGCCTACTAACTTACTTAATTGGTCTATTATAATAAGTTCTGGTGGGTAAGTTCTAATAAGTTCTTCTACTTCAGATACATTTACACTTGCACTATCTTTAATTATAATTCTGTCTTTGCCACCTATTCTATCTTGATACTCTTTAACTGCTTTTGGTACGTCTCTAAATACTTCAGTTTTAGTTTTCTTTAAAGCCGATTGTATTTGTCTTAATCTAACTTTCTGTCCTCTTTCTTCATTGTTAATCCAAATGATATGTTTTCCCTCTGGCATGAGACTTGCCCTATAGGTAGCTTCACTTGCTAGTAAAGTAGTTTTTCCAGAGTCAGGTCTTCCACCGATACATATCAAATCCCCCTTGCTTGTATGTCCAATGCTATCATTTAAGCATTGTAGTCTCCAAGCATAACCTGACTTCTTACTAGCCTCCGTGATGTAGTCCTCAAGATTTTCATCTGTTAATACAGATGAGTCCTCTTCAAGTTCTGGAACTGCTAATGTATAATCTGAAAGTAAATCTTTAATAGGATTCATATCGCTTGATATGCCTTCAGCTATCTTAGCAGATTCATTAAATATCCTAGTGCCATAGTCCATGGTAATAAAGTGTTCAACTATATCAGCATTAGGAATAGTACCTTTATTTGTCTTACTATTAAGTCTCTTGAATATTAATTGATAAACTTTAAGTGCTTCCTCTGTCCATGAAGAATGCTTTACTGCACAAAACCAAGTATTAAAGTCTTTCCATTTTATATTGGTAAAGGTTTTATTTGCAGTGAAGTAATAGTCCATATCTCTTATTATAATATTACATTCTTTAGTTAAAGTATAATCTTTTATATATTTATTATACTTATAATAACTATCTTTATCAGATAGTAATAACAATATATCTATTTCCATATCAATCCCTCTATACAAGCATTTATGTCTTTATCACTCATGTCTTTAGGTTGCTTAGCAATACAAACCCATACATTATCATTTACTAATTTAACTTTATTCATAATCTTTACTCTATTAGATAGTACTTGATGATTATCATTATCTAACCATACTATTATTTTACCATAGTTTTCTAATGAAGGCAATAGTATATCTCGTAAACTACTGCTAAGACATGGTAGTGATGAATACCCACACTCAGCTAACCTTATAGCTGATACTATGTCCTCTACTATAATACATGTGTCTCCTGTGCCTATTGGGTTATAGTATCTGTTAGATTTTACCCATTCAATCAGCCACTTAGGGTTGCTACCGCGCCCTAACACAGCTTGAAGTTCTCCTGACTTATCAAACATAGGAAAGCAAATTCTACCATCAATAAATTTAACCTGATACTTATCAAGTATTTCCTGTGTTAATAAACTTCTTACTAAGAATCTATGTTCTGAAAGAATTGCTCTGCGTCTTGAGTAAGCTCTGTTTTTTCTATCCCAAGTTTTTCTGAGGTTTTCTTGTCTACTTCTACCAACTGTTGAAGAACTAGTTGACTTATAAAGGTCTCTCTCTCTAAAGACGTCTTCAACTTTTCTAATCGGTGTAGAGTTAGAAAAAGAATAACCACGTTTGCCACAGTGATGGCAGTAAGCAATGATAGAATCATCTTCATTTCTCCTTATGTATAATCGGTCATTATTATACCCTTGTTTACAATGGTGTATGTGAATCTGTTCTCCGCGACCAGAAGGTGCGAAAGGAACAAATTCTTTTAACTTTAAAAGACTCATTTAATTATTTAGTACATTCAATAATGTTTGCTCGCTGTCTTCAGCAGGTCTAACAAAATCTCTAACTATAGACTCGTCACTTTGAAGGTACACATACCTCAGCGAGCTAGGCATATAACTAATACCTTCTAGTTTCACGCCTTTACTAAATAATATATCAAACTCTTTTAATGGTTTCATTTTTTTATCTTTTTCAACTCTGTAAGCTCTATTCCACCAACTTATATTTTCATCTTCTTTGTTCTCGAAGAAATCAGTTGGTAAACTAAATCTAAGTATAGCTTTACAGAATCCAGATTTGCATTCTGCACTTTCTCTGTACGAGATTAGCTCTCCAGTCATACCTATAAGTGAAGTAAGTTTGTGTTCACTATCATTACAGTATTTACTTTTTGGTCTTTTAGAGTACTCGTAAAGAGGGTCTTTTGTATCTACAGCAGAAATGAAAACCATATCGCCTTTATTAATACCATTTTTAATACTCATCGGTATTCTCCTTAATAGTTATATAGTTATCAACATCTTTATAATCACACAAATCACTGACTGCCTCATCAAAACTTTCTTGAATGTCTTGGTCATATATAACAACTGAATCAGGACATTCTATAGATAAAGTATGTCTGCATTTTCGGCAGAGTTCTTCATGTTCTTTTCTTTCTTTATCCCATATTATTTCGCTTGAAGCTAATATAGAATCACAAGATTTACATCTCATGCCTATCTCCTTATCATATGCTTTTGTAACATGTTACAAATTGCTATTTGTTGAATCTTTCAGCAAATACGGTGGCATACATTTCCTCTACTGCAAGCTTTTCAGCGTCATTAGGTAACTTATCATAGAAAGCTACTTCTAATGAGAACTTAGCGGAGTTATAAAACATAGCCTTTTCACCCCAACTTAACAGTGTTCTCGGAGACATCGTAAAAGACAGGTTTCCCTGCATGTATGAAGTTCTAACTAAGTTAGCTAGTTGAACCATATAATCTGCCATCTTGTCAGTTATGCCATCAACTTTAGCTTTTAGTATTGCTACTTCATGTTTCTTTTCTAGGTAATCTAATTGAATTGAGGTTCCAAATCTATCTAGTGTGGCAGTATTCCACACATTAGTGCCTGCAAATGCACCAGAGTCGTCTCCCAATCCCTTAGTATTATCACAGCATACAAATCTAAATCTACTGTCAGGACAGATTAATTTATCTTTTGTATCTCCTGCTTTATCAGTCAACATAAGTTTACCATTATTCTCTAGTAACCATTGATAACCCATAGCTATCTCAGGTGGTAATACTGTTGGCTCATCTTGGCAGTACACCATTCCTTCCTTAACAGATTCGGTACAAGCACCATCTTTCCAAATGGTTTTGCCATCTTCTAACACATACTGCCCAAAGATAGCACCGCTTTCCATATCACCTCTGCCATTAATTCTAACAAATGGTCTGTTAGTCCTAGCACATACTTGCTCAACTAGTGTTGACTTTCCACTACCTGTAGCACCAGAAATCCATACGTTATCTCCTAAGCTTAGACCAATAAGTAATTGTACTAATTGCTTAGGTTGGAACTTATAGTTTTCATCTACCTGTGGAATATGACATCTTACAGAGGCATTCCAATCTTCTAACTTGAAGATATCAACATTCACATCTGGAAAACCTTTAGGTACTTTAATGCCAAACACATTTGAGCATGAGTCTTTATTAGACTTAGACTTAGTAGGAGATTTTTCATTAAAAAGAGCATCATCTTTGATGTTATCAACTTCTTCATCAGAGTATTCTCTTTCTGATTTCATTTCTTCCACAAGTCTTTGTCTAAATTCATCTTCCATAACGGAAGTTGCTTTAGATTTACTCATGATGTACGTCCTCATACTAATTGCCTTGCAACAGGCGGTATCCTTTGCGTACTACTTCCAATATCTTTAAGGTCTTTGTAACATGTTACAAATTACCCGATAATCTTTTTCTTTATTAAAGATAATAAAGCAAGTTCTAATTCATTAGAATTATTAATAATTTGATGTTCTGGATAGAATTTACTTACATTATCATCTTCAATACCTATTCCATATATCTCTACTCCAGAACCTTGTATATTAGATACTATTCTTAATAGTGCCTCAGGTTGAGAGCCACAGTTTCCTCTATAACCCCCTGCAGGACAGCCATCACTTAAAACTATTATTATTTTTCTTTTACTTCTTTCATTTTTAATCCTATTAAATACCCACAATACTGAATCTGCATCTGCATTACAACCCATATAATTAGAAGATGATTGGAGTCTATCACATAGTAATTCACTTTGCAACCTTGAAGAAGAAAAAGGTTTGAACAGATAGTTTATTAAGAAATTAGAACCATCTGTAAATCCTACTAATTCGTGTCTAATATTAATATCAGATAAAACTCTACTAAGTAGTATCATTGACTTACCCATGTTTAAGAATTTACTTCCACCCATAGAACCAGAGCAGTCTCCTAATACAGTTACACATACATCTAAGCATTCATTGGTTTCACGTTTCTTAAATACTTTCTTATTAAAACCTCGTGCTTCAGTCATTACACCTCTATATAAATTCTTTGAATGCAATTTTCCTGACTTCTTCCCGTATTTATATCTATCTTTTGAGTTTATCTGCAATAACCTTAGAACTTTTTTACTCAAGTTATCTCCGTAACATGCTTCCCTAATTTCTTTATAATCAGTTCTTGGTTCTAGTAAGAATTCAAACTCTGGAACATTACATTTATTATTATGATAATCCACAATACAGATATTACTATCTGGGTACGGAGTATGTTCAGCTTTCATCATTTTATCATAATTTATATGCTGTTTTGTATTACTAGTACGACTACCAGTATCTTTTTCTGGGTTGTGGTCGTGCATTAGTAACTGACTCCAATCAATTTCTGAGTCTTTAGGTGATAAACTTTCTTCTCCCTGAGATTCTGAGTTTTCAGAATCAGGACTAGAATCCTTTTTCTTTGAATCCTCACTAGATTCATTATCACTATCTGAATCGTTACCATTATTAGATTTCTTTTCTTCTTCTTCTGGATTTAAATCATATATATTTTTTATAATATCTCTAGCTAGAGCTAATTCATCATCAAATGTAACAACAGCATTTAATTTGTCTTTATACTTCCCATCTATTAATTTCTTGAGGTAATAGATACTTTCCTTATTACATATTGTAGTCATATACCTAGTGTGAGGTTCTATACTCGGCATCCAGTCCTCTCTGCAATACATGTCAAATAAGAATAATGACCTAAATATATCTTTCATTTGGTCTGACGGCATTGACCATAGTGGATTATCTCTCTGTTGTTTTGCAAACAGCTCTCTGCCTCTGGACATTATCTGCTTTTTCCCTGCGTATTCTTCGTAACCAAATTTCTCTTGTCTATAATCCTCTAAGACATTTAAACAAAAGCCAAAAGGAGTTTCAGTATTAAGACCATTATTTTTCACATAGTCCATAGCAGGTTTCATTTCTGGAACGTTATGACCTACTTCATGGTATAGCCATGCTCTCCACAAAGTCCAAGCATCATCTGACCAATCAGACTTTGGCATAGGTAGATACACAGTTTTACCATCAGTTCTAGGCATTGTTGTATCTCTCTCATACTGTATTGAGAGACCAGAGTGTTCTGCTAATGCTCTAGCGTGAGCCATTTCTCCATACACGTTTAGTTTCATTTAGCACCTCTGCTTTTTGTAACAAGTTACAATTTAATGTAATCGTTTTTTATCTGGTGGTTTTATCGAGACAGAGAACCCAGATATTTCTCTGTCAATTAAATTGCCTATTAAACTTATAAAAGCCATAGGAGTTAATTCTGTTTCATATGTATTGCATTCATTATCTTTATCCACAGATATGTAAACTTTTATATGTTCTCCTTCACTCATTTCACACCTCTTTTAAGTCTCTCAAGTGCATCAAGCTCATCATTACCTATTTTTATGCACTCGTCAACTAATAATGTAAGTGTAACAGCATGTTCATTTAGCACCTCAAGTTCTACTGCTTCAGCATCTGCAATACTGACACCAGAGTTTTGAAGTGCATTAATAAGACAATAAAGTACTTTCTTGTTAAGAGTATCTTGGTCATTAAGATTAGATACTTTAACAGCAGGATTACTAACCATAGTAACCATGATTCGTTTAAGTCTTTCTTTCTCAATTACGTTCATTTTTTCTCACCTCAAAAATTTTACTAATCTAAGTATATGTTAAGTACATGATTATAATAACAAAGTTCACTGATTAAGTCAAGCTAAATTACTCGACACCATGAGCAATATATAATTCTATTGGATAGAAATCCTCCTTTTTTATACTACAACCAAGTTGTCTAAGTGCAATATAAATACACTGCTTGGCAGTTTTAGTTTTATTTCCCTTTGCCCAATAGATTTTTCCCGATAGGCTTTTTACTTTTTCTACTGCGTCTTTCATTACCTTTCTCCTTATAGATAGGTTGTGAAGAAATCAGTTTATACCAAATTTCATATTGTTTTTTATTCAAATTGCACCTCCACCACAAGCATCAATAAATTTCTTCTCATTAAATAATTTATTGTCTTTTTTGAATTCAGTACATAAGCACTTAATTATTTCTCCGCACCTAGTACCACCTCTCCTACTATTAAGAATAGTATCAGCAATAACTTCATAGTTAGCCTTGTACATACGCAGTTCTCCTAATTGTAACAAGTTACAAAAAAATTAAAAAAGTAACTCTGTTCCACTACACAAGGAAATTACGAGATTTCCTAGCCTCAAACTTTGAGGTTTAAGTGGTTTACGGAACAGAGTCACAAACCAAGTGAGGAGGAACTCACATTAAATTCTTATTTTTTTCTTCTGCCATTTCTAGTAAATCTTCATCAGATAATTTTGCTATATTATCTGAATGTTTGTCAATATATTGTAAATAATTTATACCAATAAATTGTAGTAATTCTTGTCTTGTCATTTCAATAAAAGGCTTATCATTAACACACATTGTGGCTAACCTCAAACCCTGTTTTTGATACTCGCTTAACATTTATTCTTTGGCGGTTTTCTGTTTGCCAAATAAAATGTCCATAATGACCTTTAATAATTTTTGCGTCCTTAGCCAATATACATTTAACTTTACCATCAAACCACCAAACAGTACCAATAGTACTGAATGGTTTTTGCTTGGTCATATGGCTACAAATTACATCAGCATTTGAACGATATTTTCTCTCTGGAACGTGCATCTTAATATCTCCAAATAATTGTAACATGTTACAAATTTAAAAGTTTGGTGCTAGGTCGCCACACCTAGTAAATCGTAATGAGTCATTAACTCATTTTCCATAGCTCTATCAAAGCAAGTCTGTCTGCTATTGACTATTTATTTTTTACTATGCACAGAAGGCGTTTACTCGACACCTCTATTTCTCACACTATATACCCATTATACGCTGACTAGGTGCTATGTCAAGCCCTGAACATATCCTGAGTTTTAGTGTCCACAAAAACTGCATTACTAGAAACTTCATTAATATTAAAAAATGTATTGAAAGGCTTATCACCTCTCATTAGTCTATTTACCCTTGAACAATAGCTCATTATTTCATAGGGAAATAAACTTAATTGCCATGTTATACGTTTCATCATTATTTCCTCATTTTTTTACTGAGATTATAATTATAGGGTATTTGGTTGTTATGTCAAGTAAATTGTAACAAGTTACAAATTCTCATTATTATATTTATCATTACTAATTCTCATTATTATATATTTGTATATATATAATATAATAATGATAATAATTATAATAATAAAAAATTGTAACAAGTTACAAAATTAAAATTTAGACAAAAAAAAACCCACCAAAAAATGATGGGTTTTAATTTATCGAGCTACCTAACTAGCCTTTTTAAGCTTTTCTCCGTTTTCGTCTACTAGGAACATCTTGGTTAAATCTACACCACCAATTCCTAGGTGACCGAATAACAAGTTTAAAAATGTCCTGCGTGCATGTAATGCGTCAATCTTCTTAATATTGCCAACAATACTCAATGCACCTGCTAGAACGCTAGCCTTCACGTCAATTGGTCTAGTTTGTGTCTTAGCGCTTGCCTTTTTGTCTTTGCGGTTAGGACTGCGCTTAAATTTGCGTTCCGTCACTTTGATGAACTGACCGCCAATTTTAAAGCCTTCCTTACCGCGTGAGATACCCATAGCTCCAGCATCTCCAAAAAGGTCTTTAGATAGCCTGTTTATTAACGTGTTAAGAGATGTTAATGCCTTCTGTTTTACTTTCTCTTTGGCATCATCTAAATTTGATCCCGTCAACCCGTCATAATTACCGCTACCCACAACACTATTAACAATTAGAGCCAAGCCATTTCCAAGCACTTCTATGCCTTGAGAGCCATTAACGAAACAGATTTTAATATTGTCTGTATAGACTCCGTAAGCCTTCTGTTGCTTATCAAAACTAGTTTTTATAGCTTTAGCTGTTGGTATTTTTAAAGCCGTTAATCTGGCTTTTTCAGCACTTTCAGCAGTTAAAATACTAGCTTTTAGACTAGGCTCTTTACCAATATCCGCTTTTGTTTTCTTTGTCATTTTCTACCTTACCTTGCCACGAATGTGGCGTTATATTCAGAAAATGAGCCTAAAATCAAAGGCTTATCTCGCCTAAAATCTAGGCTCGATAGGTAAAACTTCTACCATAATGTAACAATACTACCATTGACAGCTATTGCAAGCTTTTATTTTTGTAACATGTTACAAAATTTTATCTAGCAATTATTGTGCCAATTACTATCCACATGTTATCCACATCTAATAAAGTTATCCACATATAATAATTATAATCATAAATAATAATAGGCAGGTATTATATAACTATTATAATTATCCCATATTATTATTAAATAGTTATCCACATACACATATTCTCGCTGACTTTTGCCCAATTCCATTGAGTTTCACAGTCTCAGGCAGATGTCAATATTTATTTTAATTTTTGTACGGGGGGATACCCCCTACTGAGATTTGGGAGAGGGATGTGTTCCCACCCTCACACAACAGGGTAGAATTTGAGTATTTAACATAGTTTTCAGATAATCATAAATACCAGTAAATACCAATTATATCAATAAGTTATAGTGTAAAAATAAATCGTGAAAAACCTAAGGAAAACAATTACTTGACAAAGGGTAAAAAATATGGTATAATAAGGGCGTTAGATGAAAATAATAAGAGGTATCTATGACAAGAAAGTA